GGGCTTTCACTAAGACCAAGCCACGATGATACGATACCGCTTTGCCCTCAACATCATAATATGGGAAATCAATCGGTACATCTTAATAAGAAAATGTTTGTTTCTTTGTTTGGAACTGAGGAACAATTATTACGAACGGCAAATATAAAAATCAATCAATTAGAAAGGAATGATATATTTTATGGAAAAGGAAATAAATAAGTTTCACGCATTACAGTTATTCACTGATACTTTTGTAGCTGAAACAGTACATCTAACAAATGAAGCACAAGGAGTTTACATAAGACTTTTATGTTTCAGTTGGACGAAAAACACTAAACCATTTACAGAAGATGAAGCATATAGAATCTGCTATTGCAGAAGTAAAGAGTGTGAAAAAATTGTTCAATCAGTATTAAACGAGTTCTTCATTAATGATGATGGTAATTATACTCAGAAAAGGTTGGTCAAAGAACACGAATACTTAGTTTCCAAATATAAACGTAGATCGGAAGCTGGTAAAAAAGGGGGTCTAGCAAAGCGTGATAATGCTACAAGCAAAAACGTAGCACCTAGTCCTATACCTATTCCTATTCCTAAACCTAATAATATATATGACCCTCAATTTGAAAAGATTTGGAATTTATTAGATATACGTAGAGCATCTAAATACAAGGCTCACGAGATATGGAATAAACTGTTTTATGCTATAACAGTATCGGATGAGGAACTTACTAAAATGTTTAATAAACAGATTAATGGAGTAGAGGACAAATTTGTGCCACATTTCAGCACTTGGCTATCTCAAAGAAGATGGGAAAATGAAGAAAGTTCAATAGATACGCCAACTATTATCGATAAAATGATAAAATTGAAATTTGAACATTTAGGAAAAGAAGCCCATTATGAACTATTCCAAAAAGATGGTAAAAAGTATAAGATTGATAGATATGATAAGGATCATTTAATTCAAGAAGTATGAAAGCAATATTAAGGATATTTTTATACGCTAGAAAAAGAATAATTAAATTATCTATCGAAAATCGTATACTTAAACAAAGAGTTGAATTATACCAAGCTATATTGGACGAGCCTTATGAAAAAAAGCATTAAAAAGAAAAAGACAAAATTTGAACACATTGTTTATAAGAAGAAAAAATATTTCTTATATTCTTTACGATGGGTCGATATTCTTGGTGATAGTTCACACGCTGACGCAGATGAGTTTTTAAAAATGCAACCCGCAAAAATGGTAACGCAAGCATATGTCTTTAGTAAAGATAAAAAATATGTTAGGACTTTTGCTAGTTATGATGAAAATGAAGAAAGTTTTAGCGATAGAAATGTTTTTCCAACAGGAGTAATAACAGCAATGAAAAGGATAGAATATGAAGATTGAAGAAATAGATATTGACTCTATTAAACCATACAAAAACAATCCACGTGAAATACCAATAGAAGCAGTAGATAGCGTAAAGAAATCAATAAAACAATTTGGTAATAATCAACCCATTGTGGTCGATCAAGATAACGTAATAGTTGTTGGCCATACAAGGTGGAAAGCATTAAAAAATTTAGGCAAAAAAAAGGCATTTATTATTAAAAAAGATTTTGCTAAGTCTGACGCTATCGCATATCGTATAATGGATAATAGGTCAGGTGAAAATGCTAAATGGGAAAAGAACTTATTAAAACAAGAGATAGAAACATTACAGGAAAATGATTTCAATTTAGATTTAACAGGATTAAATTTTGATGAAATTGAGAAATATTTAGAAACACAACCTGTATTTGATCCGCCTAATAACATAATAGGTGATTTTAATACTGATGAAATTACAGCACCTACATCAAGCGTTAAAATGGTTCAATTATATTTTAATACTGAACAAGCGTTAAAGTTTAGAAAGATGATTGAGGAATTACAAAAAGAATATAATAAGGAAAATGCAACCGATACGGTATATGCAATTATTGAAAAAGAATTTAAAGCGTACAAAGAAGAAACAAAATGAGAACTATAACTGTAAAACCAATACTCACTGACGAACAAGTTAAGAAGCTAGAGGGCGAATTTATTGACGAAAGTTATATTAAGCATTTAATAAATACAGACACAAAAGTTCTAAATGAAAAAGGTGAAGAATTATTAGTATTCAAAAAAAATTGCATACCTAGTAATCATTGTAAATTAGCTTATCCTGTATTTAAAAAAGCCATAGGAAAAACAAGTAATAGAGGTAAAGCTGGTGGAAAACATAATTTCAAAGTTGGCGATATAGTAGATGGATCAGTAATAGGAAAAGTATTAAGCGGTAATAGATTTGTAACATTAAAAAAAGATGGCACTTTATCAAATTCACCGAGATCAAAAAACGTAAGTTCTAGTATAATAGGTTATGCTGATAGATACCCTAGAATACCATATTGCAGACAAACAGCTTTCACAGAAAAACACTTTGAAAAATATAGTAAAACTTTACCTTATCTACAAAGCATATCTAATTTGTTTGAAGAATTTTTACCTGAAAGATATAAAAACCAAAAAAACGAGTGGGATAAAACAAGCAAAGATTTTAAGATACACGGAACAGTATTTACAACTATAACAGTAAACAAGAATTTTAGAACAGCTTGTCACGTAGACGCTGGTGACTTGAAAGAGGGTTTCGGAAACTTAGCTGTATTACAAACAGGCGAATATGAGGGTGCTTATACAGTAATACCTAAATACGGAGTAGCAGTAGATGTTAGAAATTGCGATATAGCATTTTTTGATGTACACGAACTTCACGGAAATACACAAACAATATCAAAAAAACCTTATGAGAGAATAAGTATTATTTGTTATTACAGAAAGAAAATGATTGATTGTGGAACAGCACAACAAGAACTTGAAAGGGTAAAGAATGCTAGATAATTTTAATTATAGAAAAAACACAACTGACGAGAACGTAATAAAAGAAATCATTTATAAACAAGCATACAAGAAAAAGAAGATAGATTTTAAGATTGAGCCTGATGACGTATGGCTAGACGGGGGATCACATATTGGAGTATTTGGTTTATACGCTTCACAAAACGAAGCTAAAAAGGTTTATTGCTTTGAGCCTGAGCCTGAGAATTTTGGAATTTTAAACTCTAACGCTGAATTAATCAAGAGCGAATATAAAACAATAATAGAAACACACAATTTCGCCATAAATCAAACAGGTGGAACAGGAAAATTCACATTAGCACCGAATACTTGGCGACACTCTTTAATGTCACATTATAAAAAAAAACTACCAACAATAGATATTCCTTGTATAGCCATAGATGATGTTTTGAAGAAATTTCCTGACATAAACTGTATCAAGCTAGATATAGAGGGGTCTGAAATAGAAATATTGAAAAATGAACACGATTTTAGTAATATAAAGAAACTTGTATTTGAATATTCATTTACAAAGAACAGGAAAATGACAGATTTTTTTGAATGTGTAGATAAATTGTCTAAATATTTTGACGTAGATGTACAAAATAGTTTCCATAATCAGAAACATAAAGGGGTTGAGGGTTATTGGGGTGGATTTATTGACTCTATCATTTTTGCTAAATCTAAGGTAAAGTAAAAAGGACATAATGGCTAGACCTTTAAAAAAAGTAGACCCACAAGCTATCATCAAATTAGCACAATTACATTGTACTTTTGAAGAAATTGCAGAGTTTTCAGAAGTTTCAACAAAGACTTTACAACGTAATTATGTCCACCTTATAAAAAAGGGGCGTCAGATGGGCAAAATAAGTTTACGTAGAGCGCAGTTCGAGAAAGCATTGAACGGAAATGTTGTAATGCAGATATGGCTTGGAAAACAACACTTAGACCAAAAAGAGAAGATAGAAACAACAAATTTCAATGAGCCGTTGCCGTTGATCATAGAAGCTGATGGCAAAAAAAAAGGGTAACATATACGGACAAGCAGTAGTTTATGAAAAAACTTTTAAAGGCACAAGCATTGGTCGTAGGCCTAGTACCTCTACAATGAATAAAAATAAGAGAGCAAGTTGGAAGAAATATCGTGGTCAAGGCCGTTAGTATTTTAATATTATTACTATTTACTGCTTGTAGTAATAAAGATATTAATTTAGACCCAATACAAACACTTGGAAATCAATTAATTAAAGTTATGACGAAAGAAAAAAATGATCAGTAAATTTTATCCAAATGGTGAAATTATCCATTACAGTTTACCTGAGTCTTTTAAGAAGTCTACAACTAAATCAGCCTGTGGAAACTGTGGTATGTACAGCAACAAGAGAAGCTTCTGTGGTATTTGGAAAGCACCATACGTTAAAGATAATTATGTTTGTGATAAGTGGCGTATGAGATTTTTTAAAAGATAATGAAACCTATTATTATTACTTTGTTATACTTAACATCTTTTGGTGATGTAGAAATAGGTAAGTCTTTTGAAATCAATCAGTCTTGTGATAGTTGGTTTTATCATAATGTAAAAGTTCACGAACAAAAGAAAAGAAAATTGTTCTCTAATCACGTTTATCACGAATATAAAGGCAAACACGTTATTGGATATATCTGTGCTGATGAACCACCACAATAATTATTTAAATTAAAATATTTTCTGCTATTATGCTTTTATGGCAAAATACAAAGGTAGAACAGTTAAGCTAAATAAGATTCAACGAGGTGACGTTAAGAAGTTTAAAGTATTTGTTAAGAATAGAAGAACAGGCCGAGTACAAAAGGTAAACTTTGGTTCTAAAGAAATGAGGATAAAGAAAAATATCCCAGCTAGGAAGCGTAGTTTTATGGCAAGGTTTAAACCTATTTTAGCTAAAGTAAGAGGACAGAAAAATTTAAGCCCAGCTTATTGGGCAATAAGGAGTTGGAGATGAAAATATCAGACAATACATCAGTAGCAATGCCAATTAAAAATATGGTTGGAATAGTTATAGCCGTAGCTATGGGTGTCTTTGCATATACAGAAGTTACTGCTAGACTTACATCACTTGAAACATCAAGAGAATTATTTCAAGCTGACTTGCTTAAAAAAAGCCATCAGAAACCAGTTGACCAAGAACAGTTTATGTTAATTGAAAGTTTGTTTGAAGATGTAGAAAAATTAATTAAGAATCAAGAACAGAATATGACCAACAAAGTTAATATAGAATTTTTAAAACAACAGTTAGAAAAAACACTAGCTGATGTAGAAAATCTTAAAGATAAAGTTAGAAAGAATGGTAACGGGCATTAATGAGTAGATTAAATAGAAAATTAATAGAATATTTAAGGTGGTATTCTAAAAAGGTTAAGCAACTAAACTTTACTAAATTCTTAAAACAAGAAGTAGAGATAGGTGCTAATGGAACACAAAGATACAAAATTAAAGAGGGTAAAAATAAAGGGAAAGTATTATGATCGAAACAGTTGTAGCATTATTAATGTTTGTTAATGGTGAGATTAAAGAGCATAGAATACAAGAGTCTATGTCTGTTTGTTTAAAGCATAAACGAGAAGCCACAAGACAAGTAAAAGATAATATAGATTATAAATGTATTAAATCTAAAGTAGAACTTGAAACAAATATTGATGGCTCTAAATCAATAAAGAAAATAATATTAGATTAAAGTAATTATGGGTAGTTTAAATGATAGATCGGATTTTAAAAGCATTAGAGATTACATTTTCAAGATTATCTATGTGGATATGGAACAAAAGGGTAACACGTAAGTATTACAAAAGGAAATGAATGGTTTATGCACTAGTAATGAAAATTTGTTCTGCGGTTGCATTAGCTTGTTCAAACCCAATAGAAATTAATAGTTTCAATAATCATTACGATTGTGCTATCAACGGCTATGAAGTCAGTAGAGAAATGTTACAAGATATAGGAAGAATAAACGTAGAAAAAGACAAAATAGTTATAAATTTTGGTTGTTATGAAAATTACGCTAACAAAACCCCAGCACACAGTAAGTAATAGTAAAAGAAGATTTAGAGTTTTAGTATCAGGCCGTAGGTTTGGAAAAACCTTTTTATGTATTACTGAAATGATGAAATACGCAACAAAAGTTAAACAAAACATTTGGTATGTAGCACCAACTTTTAAGATGGCTAGAGAAATAGTATGGAGTAAGTTAAAACAAATGCTTTTAGACTTTAAATGGGTTGATGTAATTAATGAAAGTAATTTAAGTATTAGAATAAAAAAGACAGGAAGTATAATATCATTAAAAGGTTGTGAAAATTATGATAGCTTACGGGGTGTAGGAATAGACTTTTTAATTCTTGATGAGTTTGCAGACATTGAAGAAAAAGCGTGGACGGAAGTATTAAGGGCTTCTATTGCTGATACTGAGGGCGATGTTTTAATGTGCGGTTCGCCAAAGGGATATGGTAATTGGTCATACAGAATGTATCTTAAAGGAAAGCAAGAAAAAGAGTGGGATAGTTTTCAGTATACTACTTTACAAGGCGGTATGGTTTCTAAAGAAGAAATTGAACAAGCTAAACAAGATATTGATATAAGAACTTTCAGACAAGAGTTCGAGGGTACGTTTGAAAATTATGCTGGTAGTGTTTACTATAACTTTCACGCAGTAGAAAATGTTAAAGAAAAGAAAATAGATTTTTCAAAACCTTTACATATTGGTTTAGACTTTAACGTGGATCCGATGTCAGCTAGTGTAGCACAGATAGATAAAAACATAATACACTTTGTTGATGAAATAGTTATTTATTCTTCTAATACAGATGAAATGGTTGATGAAATAAAAGATAGATATGGATCGAAAGTAAAAATAATAGTTTATCCTGATCCAGCTTGTAGACAACGTAAAACTTCTGCGGGTGGTCGTACTGATTTATCTATATTACAAAACGCTGGTTTTAGTGTGAAATGTAAACTTAAACATAGTCCTGTAAGAGATCGTATCAACGCAGTTAACTCTAGTTTGAAGTCAGCAGATGGTAAAAGATATATCTATGTAGATCCTAGTTGCAAAATCATTACAAAAGGTTTACAAAGACAGATATACAAGGAAAACACAAATATTCCTGATAAGGAACAAGGATTTGACCATATGAACGACAGCATAGGATATTTAACAGAAATCGTGAAACCACTAATAAGAACAAACACAACTTTCAAACCTCAAAGATGGGGTATAAAATTAAATAGAAGATATGGCATATAACAGACAAGACATTCTAGACACACACAAAGACTATTCAAGCAACGTAAGTAATTGGGAATATTATATTAGATCATTCAATGGTGGTTATGATTATATGATTGGCCAATACTTAAACAGATATAATTTAGAATTAGATAATGAGTTTAATCAAAGACTAGCTAACACACCTTGCGATAATCATTGTAAAAATATAGTTCAAATATATTCTTCTTTTTTATTTAGAACTAAAGCAAGTAGAGATTTTGGTAATATGGCAGAAGATCCTACTTTAGAACGATTCTTAAAAGACTCTGACTTAGAGGGAAACAATTTCAATACAGTTATGAAATCAGCACAAAACTATGCTTCAATATACGGGCATTGTTTTTTAGTTTTAGATAAACCAAAAATACAAACAAATACAAGAGCAGAAGAACTAGACCAAGACATAAGACCTTACCTTTCAATCGTTACACCCGAAAATGTTTTAGATTGGAATTTTAAAAGACAACCAAATGGTAAATATGTATTAGACTACTTAAAGATAAGAGAAGAAGTCGATAAAAATGGCGGAACATATATTAGAGTTTGGTATCAAGATACAGTTGATACTTTATATGTTGAAGATCAAAAAACTGAGCCAACATTAATAGATACTGCCGATAATCAGATTGGCAAAATACCAGCAGTTATTTTATACAATGCTAAGTCGCATAAAAGGGGCATTGGTCAGTCTGATCTTGTAGATATAAGTGATTTACAAAGAGCAATCTACAATGAATATTCTGAGATCGAACAATTAATTAGATTAACTAATCACCCGTCATTAGTAAAAACAAATGGAGTAAATGCTTCTGCTGGTGCTGGTGCTATTATAGAAATGCCTGATGAGATGGAGCCGAACTTAAAACCATATTTATTACAACCTAGCGGACAGAACTTAAATGCTATTATGGATTCAATAGCAAG